ATCAACGCCAAGCTCGCGGAGCTCGAGGCGGAGCACGGGCTCACGGTGACGCTGGATGGCCGCATCACATACGGCGGCGGCTCGCTGACCGGCAAGGTCACCGCGGTTGGCGAGGGTGGCTCGAGCCCCACGGCGCAGGACTACAAGCTGCAGGCGATGTTCTACGGGCTCCCGGAGCTCGGAACCAAGCTGCGCTCGAACGACGGCAAGGTCCTCGAGATCGTCGGGTGGAACTCGAAGGCCCAGAAGAACAACGTGCTGCTCCGCGACCAGAGCGGCAAGGGCTTCCACTGCCCGCCCGAGTACGTGAAGACCCTGGTCTCCGCCGGCAAGGTGGTAGACAGTTAGGGGGTTGACAGGTCGGTCTCGGTGGTGTAGAATTCACACATAGCGAAGGGAGCCCCACATGGACCACGCCGAGGAGTCCGCGACCCTGCAGCTGCGGGGAGACGTGCCCGAGCTCGCCGGGACCGGCATCAAGGTCGCGGACCTGCGCGGCGCGGTGGAGCACCACTCGATAGTATGCGACTTCCAGGGGGAGCCCCTGCTGGACGCGCAGACCGCACACGTCATGGTGCTTGTCTACGATGCGTTCCAGAAGGAGAGCTCGCGCGAGCGCTTCGAGCGCAAGCTTGACTCGTACCAGGAGCTGCAGTACCTTGCGAACTTCTGCTGGGCCCAGGTGACGCCGCGCGGATAGCGCCCGTAGGGAAAGTGAGACCCGACATGGCATACCGGCTGCCCCAGCCCCTCGCGGTCGTGCCCACCTCGGGCGGCATCTTCGTCACCGAGGCCAGCGACCAGCTTATCTGCAGGCCACAGCACGGGGGCAGCGCTGGCTGGCCACGGGCCATCGAGGCCGGCGAGGGCGTGCGCTTCGAGGCCGCGCGGAGGATCCCTGCCGTCGACTACAGCTTTGGTGGCGTGATCTACGTCTCCGACGCTGGCACCGAGCTACACGTTCTGAACGACTAGGCTGGAGAGGAGCGCACCACGATGCCGCTGGACGGTGACCTTCGAGGCTGGGTATTCGAGTCACTCAACATGCTGCTTGCCCAGGGGGCGTACTTCGAGCCGGACGACGATGGCGTCTCGTATGACACGCGCGCCCCAGAGGATGTGGCCCACGAGCTGATGCGGCTGCGCCCCGTTCCCCCGGCCGTTGAGCTACGGCCCGAGCACGAGCCTGAGGTTGCGCTTCAGGTCGTGCGCTGGCGAACCATGCTGGCCGAGCGAATCGAGTTCAAGCGGTCGCTCCTGCCGCTCCCGAGGACGGTTGGCACCCCCGACCGGGAGGAGGTGCGGTACGTGCGCGACGGCGTCACCTTTCCGCTGGGGTGGATCCACCGCGTTGAGGGCGGCGGCTGGGCCGCAACCTCCTGGGACCAGGCGGTCTCCGTCCAGCTGAGCGGGCACTCGTGGGACAAGCAGGACGCCATGGACCACCTCCTGCTGGCCGCTGCTCGCACCCGCAACACTGCCCGATACCCGGGGCTCTGGGCGTAGGCCCTTGACAGGTCTCGCCCCGGGGCGTACCATACGCTCGTAGTGAAGGGAACACACGCACCCATGGACATGCTCTGGACCAGGATCGAGTTCGAGAACGACCGCAAGCTTCTGCTCAAGGTGGTTGACGGGAACACGCTCGTTGGCAGCGTGACGGTAAGCCGCGACTCCGAGAGCGTGAACGTCTACAACGCGGCGGGCCTGCCGCTTGCCACGTGGCACTACGCCGACCATGATGGAGACGAGCGCCTGGTGAACCGGACGAACCGCCCGCCACACGCGGCACACACGGGCGGCGGAGTGATGGTGGACATTGTGGAGCTGGAGGGCGTCCAGGAGATCTGGAACCCGACCGGCGTGTGCCTGACCATCACCCCCGAGGCCATCGCCTACCGGGCCTACAACAACCTCGAGTTTGACCGCAGCGACGGCAACGAGGACTGGGACACCCAGGACTTTGGGCTCGTATACTTCGAGGGGGACGCTACGCTCTACGAGCACGAGTGCACGCCGAACGGCTTTGAGGGCAACCAGGACCAGTGCCGGCAGTGCGGCAAGGCGATCGCATCGTGACCTCCACGGCCGAGCTCATCGACCGCTGGCTGCTCGCGCACGTCGAGTCTGGTGAGTGCACCGATAGCCCAGAGTGCGCGTGTGCCGCGAGGTGTTCGTTCTGCAACGTTACCCACCCTCCCGTGGTGCACGACGTTCGTCAGCGCGCGTGCGAGGAGGAGCACTCAGATGACGCTTAAGGCCAGCGCGGTCAACCTCATCGAGTCGCTCTCGCTCGACATCTCCCGTGGCGACCTGTCGGTGGCGCAGCAGCGGCTCGCGCAGGCCGCACGGGCACTAGGTGAGGCCACGCTTGCGGAGGAGATCCTCTCGCGCAAGGTCTCTGAAACCGTCAGGTAGGCGGCCATTGACACACTTCTCTCCGTAGCGTACCATTCTACTCGTAGCAGAAGGGACACTATCGAAATGGCCAACACGCACAAGCCGACGCGGGTCACCATCGACAACCCGACTACCTGGGGCGGAGGCACGCGCCTCAACGAGCGCATTGCTCAGGCACGCCGCCAGGGCGCCGTCAACTACGGCGAGACCATGCACTTCATTCTCCATCACGTCGGAAGCCACCCGATGTCGCCGCGCGAGCTCGCCGACATGATGCACGTCTATGAGCCCGCGAACATTCGAGACACGCTGTTCCTGCTCGGGTCCCAGGGCCTGGTTGACCGCGTTCGCGTTGAGGCCAAGCGCGGGCACTCGTGGCAGCTGACACCGAAGGGGCTGAAGCTCAACCTCGAGTGGAACTCGACGTACGGATGCCCGCGCGACTCGCATCAGCGGTTCCAGGACTACTACAAGGCCAAGATCGGCTAGGGCAAGGACTCGTAGATAGCCCTTGACAACTCGCCCTCGGTGTGGTAGGATCTCGCCGTAGCGAAGGGGGCTATTGACGGGGGCCGGGTACCGTAAAGGGAACCCATTTCTTGAAGGGGAGGGATCCCGCTGCTTAAGCGCCACCTAACGGAATTTCTAATGACGCTCACGGTGGTCCTGGCCGGATTTGCGCTGGTCGGGAGCGTCTACGGGCTGCTGCGAGGGGAGACACCTGTGGTAGACCACGTCTACACGCTTGAAACCGCCGAGCCGATCCTGGACTCTCATGTGGCCACGGTCCCGCTGTTCTTCGTTACGGACGGCAGCCTCCTGGAGGCTCTGCTTGAGATGTTCCGAGAGGACCAGGAGGCGCTGGAGTTCCCGTGGATCGTCGGGCGCCACAACGTGGGCGATGTGGTCGTAGCCCACGGAGGCATCGAGACGACCGGGGGCGTGTACTATCCGGCCGGGCTGCGCGAGCGCGAGTGGTTGACAGGACGCTAGCCGCGGTGTAGGATAGCGTTCGTAGTGAAGGGACAGACATCCAGTGAACAACACCAAGAACGTTCGTGTTCGGGCCCACGTGGGACACATCTCGGGACCTCAGGGTGGCCACGTTATCGAGGTTGAGGACGTGGTGAGCGGGACGAGGCTCATCAGCGTGAGCCTAACGGACCTCGAGTTCGCGGCGATCATGAGCAGCCGCCTGGTCGAGGCCAACGCCCAGATCTGGGATAACTTTGACCTTGCCGGGGACCACGTCCGCGAGTTCAAGCAGGTTGTGCTGAGCGACGTTAGCCACGGGAACCACGCCGCCCGTATCGAGCATCTCGAGGCCGAGGTGTCCGACGACGGCTGGACGGTGATCCACGAGGACACCTTCAACGGCCACCACCTCGGCCCCTCCGGCTACACCGTCTCACTCATGCGGTTCTCCCCGGCAACCGACGCCCAGAGGGAGGCACGTCTTGGCCAAATGTAGGGTGGTCCGAACGGCGGCAGGTGGTCGGCGAGAGGACTCGCACCAGTTCCGTGCCCGCAGGACGGCCTACGTGTGCGCGTGGTGTGGCGAACTCGGCCCGCCCATCACACAGAGGCCCTCTGAGAGGCCCCAGAATGGCAGCCAGAGCCAGAATGGGCGCCGGATGGTAGATGACACCACAGGGCCCAGCCGTCCACAGGAGCAGGGAGAGAGGGGCGTCCCCGCGCCTGAGCTTCGGCTCGTCGAGCCCGAGGCCGTGGTGGGCTGGCTACGGGAGCAGGCGGACACATACCACCGCCTCGATCACCAGCAGGTGGCGCTGGCCCTGTACGAGACCGCGACGGCCCTGCACGACGCGTTCTACCAGCCCAACAAGGCCGACGCCTAGAGCGAGAAGGGAGGCCCCGCGTGCTGGAGAGGGCCATCGAGGTTACCGAGGCACACCTGGACGCCGCCATCGAGGCGGCGGCAATGGGCGGATCGGCCTCACCATACCACGAGCGCTGCCTGATCGCTCAGGCCTCGCTGGCCTCCCAGAGGGGAGCTAGCGACCCGGCCGCGCGTGTTACCCCCCACTACCTTCACGAGCCCGGCGTCAGCTGGAGGCTGGACCAGCGCGGGCAGCAGCTGGTAACGGCGTTCGACGCGGCCATGGACGGCAACCTCGCCGCCATGGAACACCTCCGTAGCGTGCTCCCAACCACGGTCACGCTCCAAAGAACCAGACTAGGGGACCGCCTGTGATCGCCGCCACGATGCTGGCGCTGGTGACCGCGATCGCCGCCCTAGGGGGCACGGTCACGGTCTCCCAGTCCACGGAGGCGCTCCGAATGACGTACCAGGGCGCGGACCTCCACGCGGCGGCCTGGACGGTGTGCCCGGGCCCCCTGGAGTGCGAGGTCACCGTGGGCCCAGGGACAGACCTGGCGCTGGTGGGGGCGCTCCTATCAGGCAGCGGCTACCCGCCGCCGGGAACGACGCTGTCCCAGCGGGTACAGGCATACCTGGGCGCAACGCTCCTCATCCACGAGCACGCCCACGTGCTGGACCACCTGGACAACGGGGCCATCGACGGCTCCCCCGGGCACCAGGACACCTTGGTCCCCCGCGGCCACTGCAGGACCTCCGCCGCCGAGAGATATGCGTGCGCGGTGGCGCTGACGGGCCGCCTCCAGTAGGGGGAAATCCGCCGCCGCCGCCGCCCCCCCGAGAGGGGACCCACCCCCGATAGCCACACACACACACAGAGAGAAGAGAGAGAGACGTCCCCCGGGAGTGGAGAGAGAGAGAGAATCGGCCGACGACGGGTAGGTAGGTAGGTAGGGGACACCACACAACACACACACACACACACGTATGTAGCTGACGACGACGACGACGATCCATTGACGATCGTTATGGGTCACGGGCCACTTATAACTAGTCTGTATTGGTATGGTGGGACGTGGCGGCCTCCAACGGCCATTCCCGGGTCCCAGAATTAGCGCTGAGGGTATACAGAGGGCCACCAGCCGCCAGATATGGCCCCCATGGTGTTCTGTACCATCCGTGCCTATAGCGGGGTTTCTGGGCCATTCTGGGGGCGCTGGCGTACGGTTCCCTTTGGCGCCGCTCTCTCCCTCTCTCTCTCTCTGGGGCGGCGGTTGACAGGGCTCCCCTAGCCGTGTAAGATGCTACTTGTTGGGGGCGGCGGTGGCGACGGGTGAGCTGGGTTTCCCTTCCCCGGCCCGTTGCCATCGCTCTCTCTCTCTGGCTGTCCGCTCCCGGGGTGGTATTCCCTTCCCCTCCGGGGGCGGCGGCCCCTCAGGTTTAACACAGGTTTAACATTTCGGCGCCGGAACTACTACTGGAGCCGGGTATGTTTAGAACAATTGTGTGCCGGGGTCAGCACTATATAGGTAGTATGCACCGGGGCGGCACTCTCTCTCTGGCTCTCTAGCAGGCACCCACATGGGCGGCGGTTGACAGGACATGCCCCATCGGTTATCATGTCCTTCGGGGAGGGAAGAAGCCATGCAGGACAGAACTAGGAAGCGGCTCGCTAGGGAGCGGCGGTCCGAGAAGGACCACCGGCACCGTATCTCCGGCCGCGGGCTCGTTCACATCATGAACGCCATCGCCCGCCGGGCCAGGGAGAAGAGCCCCGCCGAGATCATGGCCCATCGAGTTCATGAGCCATCGTCCGGGGCGGCCCCTGGTGGGGGCGGCGCCCGATGATGGGGACGCACTATGTTCGGGCGCTGGCGGTCGAGGCCAGCCGCTCCCTGGTGGGGGCGGCGTTCGGGGACGGCACGGCACACGCCGGGGACCAGGCCACCGTGAGCTGCCCGGCCTGCGGGCTGACGCTGTACCAGGGGACGTCCCACTCGGTGGCGCGGCTCCGGGCGTACAACCACCTGGCGGGTGTCCCGTTCCAGCGCTCCGCTTGCTGGCGGTTCGTGTCCCAGGCGCTCCTGGAGTCCGGCGAGCCGGGCGAATACGACGATGCCCAGCAGATGCTGCACCGGCTGTACGTGGGCGAGGCGTAGCGGTCGCCACAGCGGCTCTAGGAGGGCCACAGCCTCCCCAGACCGGTGTCGGTGGTGGTCTCCCCCACTATGCTGGTACGAGCAGGCGTCACGTGGGGAGCTCGCCCTCAGGGAACCTACCAGCGGCCAGCCGTGAGTGTCAGCTGGCCAGCCGTGTATGTCCTGGATGCCGGGCCGCCCCCTGGCCCTGTCTCATTGCCCGGGCCGAGGCCCCGAGGGCCCCGGGATCGTTATGTCAACCCCCTGGCCCCGACACGACATAACGATGGCGCCACGCGGCAGGCGTGGGCCGTGACGCGACCATGATCGCACGACCTCCACGCGCCTGTCAACCCCGGATGCCTGACGATTTCGTCAGGCTTCTCGTATTGACACGACGCGCACGACGTGACATGATTCGTTCATCGAACGCGACGCACGAAGGGACAACAGCACATGCGACGCGAACAAATCGCCGAAAATCGATCGTTCGATCAAATCGCGATCAACGAAATCGACCACGTGATCAACGACCTGGGGCACGTGCGCGATTACATCGTGACGGACGACGATCACGTTAACGTCACGAGCGCGATCACGTCGTTGCGTCGCGTGCGCGACGCGCGACGACGCGACATCGAACATGCGAACGACGTGATCGCGGTGTTCGATGCGTTGAGCGACGCGTTCGCACGCGCGATCAACAACATTGACACGCACGCGATCGACGACGTGACGCACGCACGTATCACGATCGAAATCATGTCGCCGAACGACACGATCACGGGTCGCGTTTCGTGCGACACGCGCGACGACGACGACGAATCCTGACGATCGTGTTAAACCGCCGTCGCGCGTGTTGACAACGCACGCGCAACGTGCGATGATCTGCTCGTCAACGAACGACGACGCACGAAGGGAAATCACGCGTCATGAACAACACCACGATCATCACGTTCGCCCGCGAGGAGGCCTCGGTCATGCGACGCGTGCGACGCGCACAACGCCGTAACGAATCGTGCGCGACCGCACGTATCGAGGCCGTTATGTCGCGATTCGACGACCCGGAGTTCGACGAGTAACAAACGCGCGTTAACACGCGAAACGACGCGACCGCCCCAACGGGCGGTCGTGTTTTTGTGCGTTCGGGGCCCTTGACAATAGGGGCCAGACGTGATACCCACATCACGACATAATGTCTATGCATCCCGAGACGTGATGCAGCACGTGATCAATATGGCTCAGCGCCCCCACTCGGGCCCAGAACCATGGTGCTCGTACGCGGTGGATGCAAGCTGCCCCCTCTGGAGCACGGGATAACGTTCTGCGTCCGGGCAGGGGCGGCCCTCCTCCCCCTCGATGGGTGGCCCGATACGATCATGATCGCACGCGATCGCGTCGGTGTCAATGGCCAGAATCGTCAGGCTTCTCGTATTGACAGCCCGTGCCCAACGTGACATGATGATCGTGTTGAAGGGAAACACGAGCCATGCACGACAACATCAGGAGCTTCCTGCGCGAGTACGCCGACCTCAACGGTGGCAACATTGATGACGCGGAGATCCTCCGGGACCCTTCTCCAGGTCCCATGTACCGCGACGTGTACGCGGTACGCATCCCCGGTGCGATCGACTACCTGGTCTACGTGCCGCTCGAGGGACGCATGTACGACTTCGAGGAGGTCGAGTTCCCGAGCTGGCCGCCGCCGACGTCGTAGAAATCGTCAGGTTCGGACGGTTGACAAGCGCCACGCAACCTGACACAATCTGTTCATCAAGGAACGGCGCATCGCGAAGGGACATCACAGATGCGTATCCACGTCAAGCACATCGCGGACCGGGAGGGCGTGCAGGCCAGCCTGGAGCAGATCGACGATAACGGCATCACGCACGGCACCGTCACGGTCTCGCGCTCCGTTCGCTTCGGCGAGATGCAGAAGGAGCCCGTGTTCAACTGGCGCTCGAGCTCCATGGCCTCCCCGCTCGATGAGGCACAGGCCCACGTGTTCATGATGCAACACGCGCTCATCCTGGCGCGCCAGTTCGCGGATCCGCTCTGGGACGCGCCTCGCGAGGACCTGCTCGGCGAGGACCGCTACAAGGTCGTTATCGCAGAGTACGACCTGCCCATGCCGGGGTAGACGCAAAATCGTCAGGCTTGCCGGGGTTGACAGGGCCCCGGCGGCCTGATACGATTCTCTCATCAAGGACCGGTGGTGAAGGGAACACCCCTCATGGCACGCGAAATGCTTCCAACCAGCTTCGACCTCGATGGCATCACGCCTGACATGGTCGAGAAGATCTACTCGGGGCGGCCTGGCTGCGGCTGCGGCTGCAATGGGAACTACTACGAGCCGGGCGACACGTCGTTCCGTTCGATGCTCACTCGCACGGTGAACGTCTTCCGAGAGCGGCGCAACGAGGTCGGTGTCCAGGACCTCTTGAACGGCTCCCTGGTCCTGTTCATCGAGGACGACACGCGCTACCGCTGGCTCTACCTGAAGGCCGCCGCCTAGCGTTAACAGAATCGTCAGGCAGGGGCGGTTGACAGGGCCCTCCCCGCCTGACACAATGGACTCATCAACGAACGACGCATCACGAAGGGACATTCACGGTGCGTAAGAAGTTCATCAAGGTCCGGGCCTCGTTCAACGTGCGAACAGGGTACCGCTGCTCGGTCACTCTCCGCGACGAGGACGAGGACGGCATGGGGTACGACCACAACATCGCCACCGTGCGCCGGGAATGCTCGTACGGCAGCGACGTGCCAGGCCCTGCGACGATCAACTGGAGCGCCTGGGGCGACACGACCGCCGAGGGGGCGCGCCTGTTCGCGACAGGACACAAGCACGCGCTGCTCGTCGCCGAGAACTTCGACCGCAACGACGGGATGCCGTCCGAGGACGCCGTCTACGAGTACGTGCTCGAGGACAAGTCGTAACGGAATCGTCAGGGAACCGGCGGTTGACAACGACCGCCGGCCCTGATAAGATCTCAAGGTCAACAGGTGATGCACGCGCACGAAGGGAAATCAAGCGCATGACTCCCGTACAGTCCAAGATCGCGAACGAGCAGGCCGCCGCGCTGGCCATCATGAAGCGCGACCGCAAGGGCGGCCGCTGGGGAAAGAGGTCCCGCTGAGAGCACTCAACGTCATCTACTTCCTCTTTCGGCTGGCGGGCCTGGCCCGCTAGGAAGGGACCCCCGTGTTTGAGCTCAAGTTCGAGACCGCCAACGAGGCGTTCACGTTCCCGGAGGACGAGGTCGCCAGGATCCTCCGAGAGGTCGCCAAGCAGGCCGAGCGGGGCGAGACCAGCGGCAGGGTACGCGATCACAACGGGAACCGCGTCGGCTTCTGGCAGCTCGCCTAGGAGGGAAGCCTGACGATCCTGTTAAACGTACGCGCGGGGCATTGACAACGTGTCCCGCGCGTGCAATGATCTGCTCATCGAAGGGAAGGGAACCCCAATGGCAGCAACGATGAGCATCATGAACGCCCGGTCGTGCGTGACGCGGTTCGGCAAGTACGGCTGGACGTGCTCGTGCGGCGCCCGCTCGACCGACGACGTGTCGTGGCCGCGTGCGAACGACGCCCTGGCGGCCGGGCGCCGCGCCCACACCTGTCCGCTGGCCTAGGAGGTCGTCAGGATCGCGTGTTGACAGCGGCGCGCGATCCTGACACAATGAACGCGTAGCGAAGGGAACCTACGATGGACTCCAAGGCGATTACCCGCGAGCTCGAGCAGGGGTGGACCACCACGCGAAGCGCCGTGTGCACCATGAGCGCCATGGGGATGCACGCGCGATGTGCCCGCCCCACCTGCACCTGCCCCTGCCACCGTGCGTAGAAACGAAGGGAAGCCAACGGGATGACGTATCAGAAGATCGTAAGCACCGCCCTGGGGGTGGCCGTCCTCATGGCGTTCCTGAGCCTGGCCTACCGCGCCGGGGAGCTTAGCCAGGACCAGACCCAGGTTCTGGTTCGGCCTGCGGTGGTGGAGTCGGCCGAGGACGCCTACGAGCGGGGGTGGCTGGAGGGCGCCAGCTGGGCCAGCAGCCCCGCCTGCCACGAGGACGAGGTGTACGCCTGGCAGCAGAACCTGGCACATGGGGAGCGCCTCTGGGAGTGCGTGCCGCTGGACGACGTTCTGATGTGGGCCCAATAGGAAATCGTCAGGATCCGCGGGTTGACACGGTGCGCGAATCCTGACACAATGAGCCCATCAACGAACCGGCCACGAAGGGAAACACATCAATGGCCGCCATCAAGCCTGGCTCGGAGATCATCGGCACGCTCTGCACGTTCTGTCGCAAGCCGCTCGAGGAGGGACAGCACGCCGCTGACCTGTTCGTGTACGAGCGCTGGGACCCGACGGAGCTCGACTACATCGCCCTGGCACACCGCGACTGCGTGCTCGAGCAGGACCCGGTGCTCCAGGAGGGCTGGGACTACGACGACGAGGACCACACCGGAGGGACAGCCACCGACGGCGAGCTGTGGTGGGCCGTGTGCTCGTGCGCGTACCGCTCGTCCCTCTCGTTCGCGGACCGCGAGGGCGCGCTGGGCGAGGGCCGGTACCACCGGGTGCGGATGCGCTCCCGCGCCTGGTACTAGGGGGGAGGGAACCGCAACGGATCTGTAACGCGGGGGTGGTTGACAACGCTGCCCTCGCGTGACATCATCTGCTCATCGAACCGGTGGCGACGAAGGGACAACGCCATGACCACCGCAGAACGAGTCTGGACCAAGGACGAGATCGCGCACCTGCTGGAGACCAACGACGGGTTCCTCTTCCGCGCGCTGGGCCGCGTGTACGAGCGCCAGACCGCCGAGGAGCAGCTCTCGCAGGCTACGCTCAAGCAGAACGGCGTCGGGTTCAACGGCGTGGACGCCCAGGTCCTCTCGGACATCTACACCCGCTCGCTCCGCTACGGTGGCCTGACCGCCCGGCAGACGGCGCTGGTCCGCCGCAAGATGCGGAAGTACGCCGGGCAGGTGACGCAGATCGCGAACGGGAGGCTGTAGCCGTCAGGAAACCGTCAGGTTCGGGTGGTTGACATGGCTGCCCGAACCTGACATGATGTGTCCATCAGCTGGTCACGAGAAAGGGACACATACCATGACCTGCGAGCACGAGGACTGCACCAACAAGGCCACCATCGACTGCGCGGACTGTTGGCCGTGGAAGAGCCTCTGCGACGATCACATTGACGGCCATGAGCACGAGGTGGACGAGGCAGACGCTGCCGCCTCGATCGCACAGTCCGAGTACCAGTTCTAGGGGGTGTGGGCGGGGCTTCGGCCTCGCCCCTCTTCTACCTGTGCTAGGCCGCCGGTAGGAAGGCTGTCATACCATCATACTACCGAGCTGGGCCGCCCCTGTCAAGGGCCTGAACCTGACGGTTTCGTCAGGAAACGGTGGTTGACAAGGTCCTGCGCTGGTCATAAGATGTACTCATCAACCGGTCACACGAAGGGACGACACAAGTGGCCACCGAACGAACCATCACCCGCAAGGTCCTCTCCGCACTGAAGGAGACCGACTGGACGTTTGGCGTCGAGGGCGTCTCGACCACCTACTCGCAGGACGTCACCCAGGTCACCAAGGACGTGTTCGAGGTCGGGGAGGCCATCGTCCGCTGCCGGCGTGGCGAGGACCGGTCCTGGCTCCTCCTCATCCCCGGCAACGGAGAGGACATCGTGTCGGACTACGGGATGAACCTGGACGTCGTGGTCTCGGCCGCCCTCGACGAGCTGGACCTGTAGCCCCTCGACAGGGAGGGGCCCGGTAGAAGGGCCCCTCCAGAAGGGCCCGTATAGAGGCCCTCCCAGCAAGGGCCCCTATAGGCAGGGCCTGTATACCAATGGCGCTAGGAGGGCCACCCTAGGGTAGGCCAGGGCCACCCATGGCAGGGCACACACGTATATGCTGAGGCTCAGCTACCAGGAACAGGGGCAGGGCAGCCAGGCAGCACGGACAGGTGGAGCGGCAGACAGTAGCGACGAGCAAGAGGCCGCCGCCAAGTGAGGACGGCAAGCGATAGCTAGCTAGGGGCAGGCGCCGCCAAGGGGAGGAGACGTAGAGGAGAAGCTCGGCCGACCGGGCCGCAGGTAAGCTCTCACTAGACTCAACAGTTGACCGTACCACAGAAGTGTGATACCCCAGGCTGGTACGGCACGGGCAGCGCCACAGGCAGCGACCACCACCGTCCGCCGCCAGGAGTGGTATCACCTCGAAGAGACCCTGTCAACCCGATGGGACCTGACGAAATCGTCAGGTTTGAGCCCTTGACCGTGGGCTCGTGACGTGATACGCTTCGCGACGGGGCACGGGCCAGGACCGGGGCCGGCCAGCCAGAATTATAGGGCGATCAACCCTGGGCGTCTAGCCACGTAGCCAGAAATACGACCGGACTCTTGGCCCCGAACGTTAACCCTTTACACCCGCCGATGATCGTCGTCGTCGTCGTCGTCATGGTAGGTGGGTAGCCTATGTATCGGCATCAGCATCAGCAACGGCAGCGAGGGTCATGGTCGTCCTGGTCCTGGCCCTGGTCCTGGGAGTGAGGTGGGTCCCCGGCCAGCCCCCGTGGGTCCGTGACTAGTCAAGGAGTGAGGGTATATGTACGTTCCCGAGGACCGAGAGCTCGAGGTGTTTGTTGAGCAGTCCAACGCCATCGAGGGGATCTACGAGGGGCCCGGGCACCCGCTGTACGACGATCACCTGGCGGCGGCCCGGTTCGTGGCGGAGCGTCCGCTGGGGACGTCTCTGTCCCCGCGGATCGTCCACGCCCGGGTGATGGCCAGCGAGCCTAAGTCCTGGCCGGGCGGCTACCGGACGGTAAACGTTCGCGTCGGCCCCTTCCTGAAGGCTCCGTGGGAGCAGCTGCCGCAGCTCATGCGGCGGCTCCTGGACCGGGTGGAGGCTCGATACTCGGAGGGCGGCCCGTTCTCCGAGGACGAGGCCTGGAACCTGCACCACGAGCTCGAGCATATTCACCCGTTTCGGGACGGCAACGGGCGTACCGGGAGGCTGTGGCTGAACGCGCTGCTGCTTTCGAGTGGACACGAGTGGCTGACCGTATTCGAGCGTAGCCGGCAGTCCTACTACAACTCGATCCGCGAGTGGGAGGCCCGCAATGCCCGCTATTAGGCTCAAGGACGCCCCCGAGATGTCGGGGTGCGAGGTCCTTGGCTGCGGCCAGACCGTGTTCAACGGTGCGGCCATCTACCGCACGTCCCCCAAGGGCGGCCCGTTCAGGGGCATGTGCCAGGACCACTTTGCGGTCCTGAGGCCCGTCGAGTGAGCTACCAGCCGCTTCCAGGGCGTGATTTCGTGCCCCTGAGCGCGTTTAGGCCGCCGCCGGACGCGGCTAGGCCAGTCTGGTACTTTCCGGTCGAGCCTCCCCTGCCGCTCAATGGTACGAGCGCCGCGGTCGACACGCTCAGGGCTGAGAGCGTGGCCATGAGCGAGTACGGCGGCTTCTGGGTGCGCGAGGGCGTCAGGACGACCGTCTCGTGGCTCTACGGCGAGTGTCCGGAGGGCTGTCACCAGGTGTACTCCGGCCCGCTGGTCGAGGTATGCTACATGTAGCGGCCCGCTACAGCTGCTGCGCGGGACCGAACGCAGCGATAACACGCAAGGATCCTACTTGGCAACCCACGTAATGCTCGACCTCGAGACCGCAGGTACTCGGGTTACCTCAGCCATTCGCTCGATTGGCGCCGTTGTATTTGACCCATACTCGGGCGACCCTGGCTCAGTTCCTACGCCCGGCCGTCCGGGAACGTTCTATCGGAACGTATCGCTACGCGACGCCATCCAGGAGGGCTTCACCACCGATGACCGCACCATGGCGTGGTGGGCCGAGCAGCCACAGGAGGCACGGGACGCCCTCGAGAACCCCAAGCCCGTAACAGTTAAGACCGCGCTTCGGGACTTCTCGGAGTGGTGTGAGCGCCACGCCAAGGGTAGCGACTTCCTGGTCCTGTGGTGTCATGCCACGTTTGATGCTCCCATCCTCGGGTACGCGTACGACCTGCTCGGGCGCGAGGCCCCGTGGCGGTTCTATAACGTGGTCGACCTCCGTACGTACGCCCGCGTAAAGGTGGGAGCATCTACGCTCTCTCGGGTGGACAACGTACCAACAGAGGGCCTGCACCGTGCGGACTACGACGCATACCGGCAGGCGATCGCTGTGATCGTTGTCGGGCCAATGGTGGAGCCACGTCCATGGTAGATACTGTCCTCGTTAACCTTCATGGCGGTCCGGGCACCGGAAAATCGACCACGATGCACGGCACCATCTGGGAGCTTCGCAGGCGCGGGCTCCTGGCGGAGATGGCACCTGAATTCGCCAAGAGGGTGGTATGGGAGGGAAGGACCAACCTGCTCCACAACCAGCTGTACCTCCTGGCAAAGCAGGCCAAGGTGCTGGTGGATCTTGACGGCAAGGTAGACGTCATCATCTCGGACGCCCCGCTGCTGAACTCGATCCTCTACAACCAGAACGCCAGCGACCACTTCCGCGGCCTGGTACGTGACCTCATCGCACAGTATCCTCGCACGCTCAACGTGTTCCTCGAGCGGTCGAAGGCGTACGAGCCACGTGGTCGGGTACAGACCGAGGACGAGGCACGTGCCCTAGACGAGCGGATCCATCGCCTCATGGGTACCTACTACGGCCCCTCATCGCTGATGGAGGTCTCCTCAGATCAGCAGGCCCCCACCGTAATTGCCAATGCTGTGGTTGACCAGCTGCTGCCAGGGCGTTAACATGGGCCCTCTAGCAGGAGGGATCGCCTAGTGACGCCATTTGTACAGCTTCTAACCGTCCTGGCCATCGTTATGCCCGTCTTCTCGAGCGGCGCGCCCGAGCCGCTCTCGCCGATGGAGGCCCAGGTGGTGCTACATCGCGCAGGGTGGGAGGGAGAGGCACGTCGCGAGGCCTACAGGGTCGCGTGCGGGGGCGGCTCTACAGAGACCGGGGAGTCTCGGTGTATCCCCGGCGCCACAAATGGTACCTACCTCGGGCTATTCCAGATCGACCCGGCGTGGCGGTGGCTCTGCGGCGAGGACGTGGACCTCTTTCAGCCATTTGAAAATGCCCTCTGTGCTCGTAAGATCAACGAGTACGGGAAGGGGCTTGGCCTACCGAGCTGGTACTACTGGCACGTAAAGCCATAGCGGTCGGTGGGATAGCAAAGGCAAGCAATACGTGGCCAAGGCAGAGTGGACGTGGGACCGCCGCCACCTCATGGAGCGGACCGTCCCTGTCAAGTGTATGCTGTACAGGGGCGGCCGGACCGTGGGGCACACGTTCATGACGTGGCGATGCTCGAGCCGTTGCCCGTGCATGAGGGAAGGATAAGAACGTGGACCTGTACCTTGACGTGGACGACACGATCATCAGGTGGCTTGACGATGACCACAGAGAGGTGGACGGGGTGAACCCGTACGGGGCTGGACGCGATATGTGGCGCCCCGACTACGAGCTGCTTAGCTTTGTCTGGGACGCACGCGCCTCATTCGAGCACGTCTACATCTGGAGCGGCGGCGGGGCGCTCTACGCGTACGAGTGGCGGAGCAGGGTGGCCCCATGGACGGACGACGCATTCGCTAAGGATGTGGGGAGGCCGCGCCGTGGAGACATCTGCGTGGACGACCAGTACGCGTCCCTAGCGCCGCGAAGCGCAGGTGTGTTGGTGGTGTCCCCTGGTCACTTTAAGGATATCGTTGGCGAGGCAGTACACCAGCACCGAGGCTGGCCCCATCTGACCTCGTCATAGCGTTAGGATGCATTCTATGGAAGAGATCACTGGCACGCTTCGAAACTGGTACGTCGAGATGGTAAACGAGACCGAGGGCATCGTGTGGGGACACGTCTTTGGCGACTCCAGGAGGAGGTTCAGGGACGGCACGTTCATCCACACGTCCGGGGTCATCGTGGCGAACCACGCCCTCATTGAGGGAGAGGTCATCCAAACGCGTAACTCGCGATACCTGCTCGGTACGCCCGTGGCGTCTCGATGAGCGCCGTAGGCGGCTACCGCGTGGCCAAGAAGTCGGCTCAGCTACGGGCTGAGTTCGGAAGCTTTCAGGGAGGGGACCCGGAATGGCGGCCACCGAGGGACGGCTTCTTCTCTCGCCTAGCGAAGCGGCTCAGGTCGCTGCTCACGTTAAGGTAGGGCACGCCCCACACGTACGATGGCGCTGTGGCGGGTGTGGTACCGAGCACTGGCAGGACGTAACGGGCCCAAATGACGAGTTTCAGATAGCCGGCAAGAGGTACTGCTGCCTGACCACGTTTGCTAGGGCCACCGGGAGGTAGCTACAGCATGGCCTACTACTGCATGGAGCGGCGCGGCACAGAGGCCCCTGGATACGGGGCGGTATGCGTATGTGACCACCGGAGCGGCTGCCACGACGGCGGACAGCGCTGCCACGTGGACGGCTGCGGGTGCTTAGCGTTCGTGTACGTTGTGTGTGGCGTCGAGCTCCGAGCCACCGGCAGCCTCTGCAAGGACTCTGGGCTATCGGACTATGCCTGCAACGAGCCGATCGAGGTTCACTGCGACGCCCCGGACCCCGATGCGCTGCATATGTGTTCCGGGCTGATGGTTCACCACCCGTTTAGGCCCGGGCTGGAGCACATCACCGCCCCCGCATGGCGGCACGCTCCACGGCGCGTGAGCTACACACCAGACTAGGTAGTCCCCATCCACGGAACAGGTGATGGAACCGCTCGATAGGAGCGGTTCTTTCGTTTACCCCTCCAAATGGCTTACGATGTTGATCGCCCGGCAGCGCCCCCAGCGCGGCGCGCCCTAATACGCGATCCCCTCAGGAGGGAGCCTCTTGACTGACTTTGCGCTCGTAGAAAACGTGCCCATCTCCAAGGTTAACCCGGAGAAGCAGCTTGTATTCGGCTGGGCGAACGTACCTGACCCGGGCGTTCCCGTTGCAAAGTCCATGGCTGGCTCCGAGGAAGAGCGCATCGAGGAGCTGCGAAGCGACTACTACGCGCAGGCGTGGGACACCGACGTCTTCTGGGACTCCTACATCTTCGCCACCTTCAAGAACTACGTGATCGTCGAGGCGTGGGCATCTGTCGCGACCTACTGGCAGGTGAAGTTCACTAAGGGAGACGACGGCTACGTGTTCGACTTCGAGGGCGCTAAGGAGGTCGCGCTGACCTTCGTAAACAAGGCGCTTGAGGAGGGGGCGACGCTCGTCAAGCAGGGCCGCCCGGTGTCCAAGGCCAAGGTCGACCGCCAGGGCGACGTGATCTTTATTGATGACCTGGAGGACGCAGCCTACGAGTTTGTGCTCAAGTCCCGCCTCGGAGATGCGGACCACGAGCGCATCGCAGGTGTCCTGGTTGAGTCGTTCATGGCCACCGAGGAGAAGTACCGCGCCCTGGGCATTCCTGAGGATGTGATCCCCACCCTGAACAAGGGCTGGTTCGTTGGCTTTAAGGTTGACGACGAGGCATGGGAGGGCGTGAAGAACGGAACGTACCGCATGTTTAGCGTGTTCGGCACCGCCAGGGCCGAGGAAGTAGACGTCTAGCTCCCGATTTTCGTAGCTAGGTTCTAAAAACCAGCTTGGGACCAGATTAAGGTGTAAACGTGAAGGCACAGCGTCTCTCTGAGCTTAACTTCCAGACCGTCGGTCTGGTCCCTGCTGGGGCTGACCAGGACGCTCACATTGCGCTCGCCAAGAGCGCCCCAGCCACCCACGAGGAGGATGTAATGAAGACCGACGAGCTGACCGCTGCCATCAAGGGCCTCTCGGACGAGGACCGCGCTGCCATCGTCGCCGCGCTTCAGTCCGGTGACGAGGCACCTGCTGCCGCAACCGAGGCTCAGGCCGAGGCCGAGCCACAGGTGACCACCACCGAGGCAGAGGTCGAGAAGAACGACGTGCCTGCGGCAGAGGCCGCTCAGGCCGAGCCGGCTACCCCAGAGGTAGCCGATGAGCCGGCCGCTCAGGCCGAGGAGTCGCAGGTGGCCGCAGAGCCAGTTGCCAAGTCCGACGAGACCGTTGTCTCCAAGGCGGACTTCGAGGCGCTTAGGAAGGCCTTTGAAGAGTCCCAGGCCACGATCGCCAAGCAGCAGGAGACCATGGAGGTCCGCGACGCCGTTGAGGAGGTCCGCAAGGCCTTCCCAGAGCTCGGCGCGGACGCCAAGGGCCTGGCAGAGGCGAAGTACCGCATGACCAAGGGCGCGACCACCGACGAGGACGTGAAGTTCGTCTTCGACCTGGTCTCGAAGCTCTACAAGGCGGTTCAGGAGTCCAAGCTCTTCGAGGAGTTCGGTTCCAGCGAGGAGGGTGACGTCTCTCCAGAGGCCGCCATCGACCGCGAGGCCGCGGCCCTCATGGCGGCGGACCCAACGCTAAGCAAGTCACAGGCAATCGCCAAGGCCGTCACCATGGGTGCGGGCCGCAAGGCGTACGCCGAGATCACCAGCCGCTAGGTAGCGGGCTGCACTGGAGGAGCCAACATGGCTTACGAGGAGAACGTACGTACTGCTACCTTTGAGGCGGGTGGTGACCTGTCCACGGCACAGTACAAGTTCGTCAAGCTGGCCTCCGACGGCCAGGTCGACGTAGCAGGCGACGGAAACGATGCCGTGGGAGTGCTCTACACGACCGCGTCAGCGGCTGGTCGCGCGGTTGCGGTCGCCTACGAGGGCGTTGCCAAGGTCATCGCAGGCGACTCCATCGAGGAAGGCGCACGCGTGACCATCGACAACTCCGGCCGTGCGGTTTCGACCGTGGGCACCGGCGAGTACGTGGTGGGCGTCGCGAAGGAGCCGGCAGGAACCGCTGGCGAGGTCACGTCGATCCTGCTCATGATCCCAGGCGTCATCGACGACGAGTCCTAGTAGCTGAGCGTCAACGCTAGCTTTCACACTCCAAGGAGGAGCACATAGATGCCACAGCCATCTAGCGACGCTCACGTAGACCGTATCCTGACGAACATCTCGATCGCCTTTATGCAGGAGTCGAGCAACTTCGTCGCGAGCCAGGTCTTCCCGATCGTACCGTCGCAGCGCCAGTCCGACAAGTTCTTCACCTACGACCAGGACGACTGGTTCCGTGAGGAGGCCCAGCTTCGGGCGCCGTCGACCGAGTCCGCCGGCTCCGGCTGGTCGCTCGGAACGGACACGTACTTCTGTGACGTGTACGCTGTCCACAAGGACATCGACGAGCAGATCGAGAAGAACGCGGACGACATGATCAACATCCGCGCCGACGCCGCGCGGTGGGTGGCTGGACAGCTTCTCATGAAGCTCGAGTCCAAGTTCGTGAGCGACTTCTTCACGACCTCGCTCTGGACTGGCTCGACCAGCGGCAACGACCAGGTGGGCGTGTCCTCGAACCCGGGCTCCGACCAGTTCCTCCAGTGGAACGACCCGGCATCGACCCCGATCGAGGACATCGAGGACCTGAAGCTCGAGATGCTCGAGAAGACCGGCAAGGAGCCGAACACGCTCCTCCTCGGCCCGAAGGTTGGCGCGGCGCTCCGTCGTCACCCGGACATTCTCGACCGCATCAAGTTCACCCAGCGCGGCGTGATCACGGACGAGCTCATCGCTTCGCTCCTCGAGATCCCGCGCGTGTTCACCGCCAAGGCGACCAGGAACACGGCCAAGGAGGGCACGACGGACGCGTACTCGTTCTACTACGGGAAGAACGCGCTCCTCTGCTACTCCGCGCCGCAGGCCTCGCTGATGGAGGCATCCGCGGGCTACACGTTCGCCTGGACCGGCTACACCGGTACCGGCGGCGTTGAGGGCCTGGGTACGGGTGCACGCACCTCCGTCATCCCGGTCCCGCTCCGCAAGTCGGTTCGGGTCGAGGGCGAGATGAGCGTGGACTTCAAGCAGATCGCGGCCGACCTCGGCATCTTCTTCTCGGGCGCCGTCGCCTAGCGCGGCGGCCTCCCGGGCAGGAGCTTAGAACGGGGCCCGCTCGTCTCAGAACGGGCGGGCCCTCACTGGTAATAGGGGGGAGAAGAACCTCGTGCAGGTCGACATCTTTACGCGGGACACTCAGGTCAACGGCACCACGTACCCACGCGGGTCCATCGTGCCGCCTGCGCTGTTTCCAGAGGGCAAGGAGCTCCAGCTTCGCCGCAGCAACATCATCCGTGCCATCGAGTTCTCCGACATCGGACAGCTCCTGGCGCAGGCGGGATCGGCCTTTAGCGTCCTCCCGGAGCTCGCCATCGAGACCGTAAGCGAGCTCGTGGCTCGAGCGGAGGCGGAGCTCTCGGACGTGGTCGCGTTCAGGGACGCCGTGTTCACGCACTTCGCCGTAGACATGGACCAGACGCGTTCTAGCGAGGCTGGCTCGGACGACGGGCAGCCCAACGTAGATGACGCCACGGAAACCGTAGACGACGAGACTGGCCCTACCGATGGCGAGGACCCCGCAGGCGAGGCGATCGCGTCCGCCGAGGCCGCGAGGGCCGAGGCCGAGGAGGCCGCCAAGAGCGCGGAGCTGGTCGCCGAGGCCGTGCGAAAGCCGCTCGAGGAGCAGTCCCGCGCCGAGCTCGAGCAGACCGCGAGGTCGCTCGGGATCGAGGACCCAACGCAGAGGGTGTTCCCCAACAAGGGGATCCTCCTAGAGGCTGTAAAGGCCCAGATCTCCGGCCTCCCGGCCGAGGACGCCGTCTCGAGGGTGGGGCAGAGCTTCCCCTTCGAGGCCTAGCATACAAGACAGGTAGCCCCACCAGGAGGTAGCACCGTGGGATACGACAAGGCACCAAGGCCACAGCTTAACCCGTACGGACAGATGTTCGCCGGCGTGGACGCCATCCCGCTGAGCGACTTCCGAAAGAACGACATGGCGGTCCTCGCGTCCGCCGGGACGACCTCGCTCGGCATCACCGCCGGCACGCACGGGTCCGCCTCGCCGATGATCGTGAGCTCGTCCACCAACGGCACGTCGGTGACCGAGACCGCACGGACGCTCTACAGGCTGCCTGACTACTACAGGCCGGGCCAGCCGATCACCGTCCGTATCTCGGGCCGGGTGGCGACCGCCCGTACCGTGGCGGCGACCGTGGACGTCCAGGCCTACAAGTCCAACCGCGAGGGCGGCGTGGGCTCCGACCTCTGCACTACCGCGGCGGCGTCGATCAACTCGACGAGCTGGGCAGACGCCGAGTTCGTGATCAACTCCTCCGGACTCCAGGCGGGCGACGTGCTCGACCTCGAGCTCACGGTGGCGAACAACGACACGGGCGGCTCGTCCGCGGGCGTCGCCCAGATCGGGGCCGTCGAGGTGGTCTTCTCCTACTAGGGGGCGGTTGCCGCGACGCGATGATAGGCGCGATAGGGCCCGGGCACTCGTGGTCCGGGCCCTACTAGCAGCTCTACGGGGAGGCGCGGGTTGACGTTCACGTATACCAACGACCCCGAGAACGTGGCGGTCGACGCCGTACGGCTCCTCGTGGGCGACACCTCGTCCCCGGGCGACCTCTCCGACGAGGAGATCGAGTACTTCCTCGCCCGGTACGACGACAACGCGGGGCGAGCGGCCCTCGCCGCGGTGGGCGTGCTCATCGCCAAGTTCGCCAAGGACGTGGACAAGCAGGTCGGCGACCTGAGGATCTTCTCATCGCAGAAGGTCCGCGGCTACGAGCGGGCACGGCAATTCATCGAGACCATCGTCAGCACGTACGATCCGGTCGGCATGTGGGCAGGCGGCGTCTCGAGGTCAGAGCGCGCCGAGGACGACGCCAACACGGACCTGCAGGACCCGTACTTCCGGCGCCGGATGCACGACTTCGACGAGTACGACGAGTACGGGACGGTGAGCTAGGTGGCGTGGGACCACGCCCTCGACGAGCTCTTTACCGACACGGTCTCGTTTGCGCGGGCGACCGGGATTGACGTCTTTGGCAAGCGCTCGTATGGGCCAGCCACGACGTACAGGGCGCGCGTGATCGGGGAGTTTGTGAGGATCGTTGACTTCTTCGGGCGCGACACGCTGTCCACACACACGGTGTGGATCATGCCGAACCCGGACGGCTCCCTGCCGAGCGACGTCCGACCAGAGGACCGGCTAACGATGTCCGACGGCTCGGAGGCAAACATCCTGGCGGTCTCAATGATTCCGGACGAGGACGGGCTGCACCACGTGAAGCTACATACGGGACGCGCACAGAGGGTGAACTAGCAGATGGCAAAGCGCAACGCAGGCCTCTTCAAGGGCGGCATCATCCGCGGTGGCGTGGCCACGCGCGGCTCGCGCGGGGCGTCGATCTCAGGCGCCCAGGCGGGCACGCTGGGGCGTGGACGTGGCTACGGCACGTTCGTTAGCGTTGCGCCGGGGCTCAGCTGGGGCGTGAAGTACACGGGCTTCGTGGGGCTGATCCGCATGTTCTCGACCGCGATCAACGTCGCCCCGCTGCTCGTAAGCGACAGGATGAGCGCCGCCGCGCTCGAGGTCTTCAACGAGTCGCAGGATCGTGTGCCGGTCTCCTCTGGCCGGCTTAAGCGGTCGGGCTACATCAAGATGCCGTACGTCAACGTGCTCGAGATTGGATACACGGCGCCCTACGCGCTGGAGGTCCATGAGTTCCACCCAACGGCCTCTAAGTTCCTAGAGGACCCGTTCAGGCGCGTGTTCGCGAAGTTCAACGCCAGGTTCACCGAGTCGCGCGACTCCAACGCCGTGTTCCTAGGAGCTAGGGTCTAAGCAATGATCAGCTACGACATTGCCACGTATCTGAACGAGCGGGTTGACGTCCCCGTATTCGTTGGAGCCATCCCTGAGAGCGGCCTGTCCTCCGAGCTTGCGGCGGGCGTACGCGACGTTCCAGGTGGCATCTCGGAGTATGTGATGGGGCCAAGCGTGCCTTCCAGGGTGTCGTACACCGTAGGGCTCGTACAGGTAAGCGTCCGTGGACCCAAGGACGGCTGGGAGGAGGTGTGGGAGGCCATGAAAGAGATTCACGCCCTCCTGCGGTTTGCCGCGGGAGTGACGGTCAACGGCCACACCTACGATAAGATCATGGCTGAGGTCGAGCCGTACATGGTCTCGGCCCCGGACACCATGGAGCGCCCAATGTATGCCGTTACCTACGAGTGCTGGCAGCTGGGTGCGTAATGTCTGACAGGCGCGTGCCAGAGTTCGATCCGGGAACAGGGCTCTACCGGTTGGAGTGCCCGTTCTGCCACAAGCTTCAGCTGAGGTTTCACGCTTCTGTACGAGGCGGCCCGATCGAGCTACAGTGTACCAGGTCAGAGTGCAAGCACAAGCTGACCGTCTACTTCAACACAGGAGGGCCAGAGTGGAGCCCCACGACGTAACGGCACGCGAGGCGATCGTAGCACAGCTAGATGCTGCGTACGCGGCCCTACATGCAGCGCAGATCTCGATCGAGACGGCCGCCAGGATGTTCGGCGCGGTAGTAGACAGCGACGAAGACCCAGATACGCTCGAGGACCGCAGTCCCAGGCCGCCAACGCCTCAGGAGGTTCGCGAGCTAACTAAGGACCACAGGCGCTGCCCAGAAGACGCGCACAAGAACGCCGGGGTGATGGGGAATGCCGGGCGGTTCTTCTGCACCCAGTACGAGGTCTTCGTTAACAGCGACGGCAGCGAGGAGCGATAGACATGGCACAAAAGCTGTACGCGGTTGTTGGGGCCCCGGTCGCGGTGGGTGGCGAGCTTCGCTCGCGCCACTCGGAGTTCGTTGCGAACGACCGCGACCCAATGGTTCAGGCGCTCGTTAGGAGCGGCCACCTAAAGCTGATGGGCGCCGCCCCGGGCCAGCAGTCAGAGGTCTTCGTCCCAGAGGACGACGGCACGGAGGAGTAGGGCATGGCAACCTTCGTCATGAAGGACTCGGAGATCCTCCTCAACGACCTGGACCTCTCGGGCCACTCAAACCAGGTGTCGATCTCGCTTGACGTGGAGATGGCAGACGTCACCGTGTGGGGCGTTGGCACGCGGCAGAGCGCACCTGGCCTCAGGACCGCCGCGTTCGAGGTTCAGACGCTGTACGACCCGAGCTCGGGAGCCATCGACAAGGGGGCATTTGATGCCCTCTCAACCGAGGGCGCGCTGATCAGCGTGGCCCCGCAGGACTCGACCGCGGGAAACCCCGCCTACTTCGGGGAGTTCCAGGTGAGCTCTAGGGAGCTGGGTGGCTCGGTAGGAGAGCTGCTGGTGGCGCGCGTTAGCGCTGTTAGCCGCTACAAGCCCACACGTGGCATCGTCGCGGTTCCCCACTCCCAGCTAACCGCCACGGGAACCTCGGCAAAGTACCAGCTGGGGGCGGTGACGTCCACCAACCAGCTTGTGGCCCAGGTCCACTGCACGCAGTTCAACGGGACGAGCCTGGATATCGCCGTTCAGTCTGACGCCGACGTAACGGCCGGCTCGGAAACCACCAGGTTCTCGATGACGCAGCTTACGGGAGTGGGCGCCGAGCGAAAGGTCTACACGACCACGCAGGCTCAGACATGGTGGCGGTTCTCCTACACGTTCGTTGGAACGTCGTTCACCGCCCTCATGCTTCTTGGAATCGAGCCGCGGCCCTAGCATAGAATAGACTGTGAGTGGACCATGTCCCTCACTGGAGGTGTGAATGGCTACTCTAATCTGGGTTGACGCATCGGTAACGATCAACAGCGTCGACCTGTCTGACCACGTTCGCCAGGTCTCGATCACGTACGAGGCCGAGATGCAGGACGAGACCGCGATGGGGCTGGACACCCGGAAGAACAAGCCGGGGCTGCTCAACTGGTCGGTGGACGTCGAGTTCAACCAGGACTTTTCCGCGTCCGAGGTGGACGCCACCCTGTTCGACCTCGTAGGCGCCGCTGCGTTCACGATCGCCATCAAGCCGACCTCGTCGGGCGTAGGCCCCACCAACCCGAACTACACCGGCAGCGTCGTGCTCGAGTCGTATGGCCCGGTCGACGGTCAGGTCGGCGACCTCGCAGTGACCAGGGCTACGTTCCGCTCGGCAGGATCGCTGTCTCGGGCAGTGACGTAGGCCCGCCCGTGCCAGCACTTAAGAACGCAGCGATCAGCGGAGCAACGCTGGGCAACAACACGCTCGTGGCCGCAGCTACGGGCAAGAAGATCCGTGTGCACTCGCTGTTCATCGTGTCGGCAGGTGCCACGACCGTTCGCTTCGAGAGCGGCGCCGGAGGCGACGCGCTTACGGGAGTCATGACGTTTGCGGCAGGAATGTCGATGGTCCTGCCATTCAGCGAGCTCGGGTGGTTTGAGACTGACCAGGGCGAGCTGCTCAACATGGAGCTAAGCGCGGCCATCCAGGTCAGCGGCTTCGTTCAGTACTCGGAGATCTAGCAGAAACAGGAGCCTCAGGAAGGCCAGGAACCGACCGAAGGGCTCGCAAGCAGCATCCCTAGGAGGATCATTGTGAGCAACGCACTGACCAAGGACGCCATCCTCTCGGCGAACGACATTGAGCGCGAGCGCGTGGAGGTCCCCGAGTGGGGCGGCTACGTCTGGGTTCGCGGCATGACCGGCGAGGAGCGCGACGCCTTCGAGGCCGGACTGGTCGAGCGCAAGGGCAAGTCCCGCGAGCTCAACTTCAAGAACATGCGTGCCTCGCTCGTGGCCAAGACCGTTGTCAATGACGGCGGCGAGCGGCTCTTCGACGACAACGACGTAAAGCGCCTCGGGCAGAAGTCCGCAGCAGCGCTCGACCGCCTCTACGAGGTGGCCACCCGCCTCTCCGGCATCGGCGAGCAGGACGTCGAGGACCTCACAGAGACGTTTCAGGACGAACCCGACGCGTAGGTTTCAGATGTCGCTGTGCAAGGAGCTGGGGATCCCTACCAGGCGCCAGCTCCTACAGCAGATGTCCAGCCGAGAGCTGTCGGAGTGGATCGCATACGCGATCGTAGAGAACGAGGACATGGACGCGAGGGCGTCGTCTACGCGACGCCCTAGTGACAGCGGTGGGCCAGCACGTCCCGCACCGCTGCGAGGGGAGGCCACGGTCCCGGCCCGGGGTGAGCCCCCGGAGCTGATCCCGGACCACCTGTTCGGATAGCGAGGATGATGCCCGATGGCAAGCATGGCACGCCTCATGGTTCGCGTTCAGGCGGACACGCGCGGGTTCATCTCCGACATGGTCAAGGCCCAGGCGGCGGCGCAGGGCTTCCAGGCCTCCATGCTCTCGATGACCCGCAAGGTCGGCGTTGGCATGGCTGCCACCGGGGCGGCCGCGGCCGCCATGTTCACGGGTGCCTCCATTAAGGCTGCCATGGACTTCGAGACGGCGTTTACCGGCGTCGCCAAGACCGTGGACGGCACCTCCTACGACCTCGACAAGCTCCGCGGGAACATCCGTGGCCTGGCCAAGGAGATCCCCGTCTCGGCTAACGAGCTTGCCAGGATCGGCCAGGTCGCCGGTCAGCTCGGCGTTCGCGGCACCGACAACATCACCGGGTTCATCGATACCATCGCGCGTATCGGCGTGTCGACCGACCTCACCACCGAGGCGGCCGCCATCTCATTCGCGCGGCTCGCACACGTTACCGGTGTCAACCTCGGCGAGGCCGGGGCCACACAGTCTATCGAGAAGATGGCCTCCGCGGTGGTTGCCCTCGGTAACACCGCGGCCGCAAACGAGCCCGAGATCCTCGAGTTCGCGTCGCGTATTGCGGCGTCCGCCCACCAGGTAGGCTTCACACAGGCCGAGATCCTTGCGCTGTCCGCCACCCTTCCCGAGCTTGGGATCAGGGCAGAGCGTGGTGCCACCGCGATCCAGCGCGGCGTCCTGCTCATGTCGGAGGCCGTGGTGGAGGGCGGCGATAAGCTCGATAAGTTCGCCGCCATCTCGGGAATGAGCTCTGAAGCGTTCGCCGCCGCATGGAAGGAAGACGCATTTGCCGCCATGGAGACGTTCCTGGGCGGGCTGAACGGAATGGGCGAGGAGGCGGCGATCGCGCTGGACTCCGTGGGGCTTGGCGGACAGCGCTCGGTCGAGGTCTTCATGAAGCTCATGGGGGCCACTGACCAGCTGGGCAAGCACCTGGGCTCGACCAATAAGGAGTTCAACAGCGCGCAGGCGCTCACGATCGAGTCGAACAGGGCGTTCTCCACGTTCGCCTCCACGGTACAGGTCCTCCAGAACCACTTTAACGACCTGATGATCTCGGCCGGCGACGCGATCAACAAGGGCCTCAAGAAGGCCATCGTGGGCCTCCTACAGTGGTGGCAGGATAACGGTCCGAAGATCACCGCGTGGTATAACAACGAGCTCAAGCCGGTCCTGGAGGACTGGATGTTCGGGATGCAGCGCATCCTGACCTGGACGGGGAAGCTCTTCAACTTCATCATCAGCCACAAGTCGGCCATGATCTCGGTGCTAATGGCGATTGCGCTTGCGGTGGGGCTTGCGTTCGGCGGGCTGCCGATCATCATCGGCACGATCATCACGCTCATCCCGCTGCTCGTTAGCGCGTGGGAGGACGTTGCCAACGCCATCATCGGCGTGGGCGAGGCCATCGTTAACGCCATTGTGGGCTCGCTCGACATCGCCCTCACCAAGCTGAGCGAGTGGGCCAACCAGGCGATCAAGCTCCTCAACAAGGTCATCTCCGGGCTAAACAAGATCCCGGGCCTGAACATTGGCCTGATCGGCGAGGTTGACCTGGGGATCGACTGGCGCGCCAGCTGGGGACGCCTCAGCAAGCCGTATAGGGACAAGAACCCGTACGACAACAACGAGTTCGAGAACCAGTACGCGGCGTTCGACGACGCTCAGCGGGGAACTCCAGCCGGTCCGGGCGTTGATGCCGAGGCGCTCGAGGGCTGGGACGAACTCGGCGACAAGGTCGGCGGTGCCGCCAAGGAGGTCGAGAAGTTCGCAGACACCTGGGAGAAGCTGCAGGACGCCCTCCAGGAGGAGATCGATGCGAACATCTCAGCGCTCGACGAGCTCGGGGGCTACGTGGTCACGGCCCTCAAGCGACGCTACGACGAGCAGATGAAGCTCACCGAGGACTACTACGAGAACGCCATGGAGGCCAACGAGCGCTACTACGACCGGCTGGAGGAGAGCGCACGTACCTCCACGGACCGCGTCATCAAGTCCATCGAGGCCAGGCGCGACGCCCAGCTGGCGGCGCTCCAGGCACAGCTGGACGCCATGGACCAGCAGGACGTTGCCGACGAGTTCCAGGAGATCGAGGACGCCCTGAAGCTTGCGTGGGACCCCCGAGACAAGAAGAAGCTGCTGGACGATCGCAAGAAGCTCGAGGACAAGGTCCTGCGCGACCAGATCAAGGACCAGATGGACGTCATCAAGGACCGCGCAGCAAGCGAGGTCGAGCAGGCCAAGGAGGCGCTGGAGGCTAAGCTCAAGCTGTACGACAGGGAGCGCGAGGCCCACAAGGCCAGCCTAGAGCGACAGCTAGCGACCGCGAAGGCCATCTACGAGGCGGCCACGGACGCCTACGCCCTTGAAACCGAGGCGCGAAAGCTGCTCGAGGCGAACAACATGGAGGAGATCATCGAGCTAATCAAGACCTACGTCCCGGAGTGGGAGACCGCGGGGCGTTCACTGGGTGAGCAGCTCGTATACGGCCTCAGGACCGAGGTCGAGCCCGTCATCTCACAGCTTCTCGGCAAGATCGCGGCGCTCAAGGCCGCTGTCGGCATGGCCTCCGCTCCGACGCCAAACGCTGGTACTGGAAACGCGGCGGCGATTGCCGCGTGGAACGCCACCGGAGTTAAGAACAAGCTCCAGGGACAGCCGGACTTTGCGCTCGAATCTATCAGGAACAAGATCCGTGACCTGGGCGGAACGCCCGCGTTCAAGGACGGCGGACGAAAGAGCGGTGATGGATGGGCCTACCTCCACGATGGGGAAACCATCCACAACCGGTTGCAGGAGGCCCGACACGGAGAAGACATCGTGGTGCAGGTCTTCATCGGCGACGAGCAGCTCGACAGCAGGACCGTACGCGTGGTCAAGCGCGAGATCGGCGCGCAGCTCGGGCAGAGCTCCAGGTACAGCGGCGCGAGGCAGTACTAGGTCATGAGCATCGACCGTATCGTTGAGATCGTCACCCCAGCAGAAGACGCCGTGATTGCGCGGCCTAACTTCACGGTGGGTTGGACCGTAGATAGCGCCGATTGGGAAACCGCACTCGATTATTGGATCAGTCAGGCCGAGCTGAGTCGG